TGCGCCAGTCAAAAAAGGAGACAATCCAAGACGAGCGGCTTTTTTACAACGCATGGGAAAGATGAAAGGAGCTGAGTATAAAGATGGTAAAGCAACTCCATTGCTGAAAAGTCTGAGAGCATGGGGAGCTTCAAGTAAAGCTGATGCAGTAGCAAAAGGTAAAGCAATTAGTAAAAGAAACAAGGCTAAGAAAACTAGGAGTGCATGATGGCAAGACCTACTAAGTGGAGCAAAGAGTTAGAAGCTCAAGCCTACGAGTACATTAAAGACTATCAAGTGCATGGTCATATGATCCCAAGCATTGAGGGTTTGGCTATGGTTTTAGACCTTCACAGGGATACTTTATATGATTGGGCAAAGCAAGATGACAAAGAGTTTTCCGACATATTAGGCAAAATATTAAATGCCCAAGAGTTTTGGTTAGTGCAGAACGGACTTAACAACACGTTTAATTCAGCAATTACTAAGCTCGTTTTAGGTAAGCACGGATACCATGAGAAGATGGATCAAGACATCACAACTAAGGGTGAAGCCATGCCAACAACAATTAATTTGGTTGCTAAAAAATGAAAGAAGGAGAATATCGTTTTCCTTATTGGGGCGCATTAGTAATTAAAACAAAAATACCTAAGTCTTTAAAAAACAAATTGTTAAAAGAAGGATCAAAAACTAAAACAGATTTCAGGCATCAATTAGCTGGAATGATAGACAACGAATTTGCTTATGAAGATTATGAAGAATGGTTTTTTCCATCCTTTTTGTTTGCATTGCAACTATATCAAGATCAATGGGTTAATTCTTGGGGTGGTGAGTTAAACAAAATTATGACACCATTTAAAATTATTTCGAGTGAACTATGGATTAACTATCAAAAAAGTGGTGAATACAATCCAAGACACAATCATGATGGTGACTTATCTTTTGTAATGTATTTAAAAATACCAAAACAACTTAAAGAAGAAAACACAAAACGACAATTAACACATCACAATGAAGGAACAGGAACAATTAGTTTTCATTATGGTGAAAGATTACCATTTAGTAAATACGGACATCACGAATTACCTGAAGAATTAGATTTATTTATATTTCCTTCATGGTTACAACATTCAGTAACTCCATTTTTTTCTGATGTCGAAAGAATATCTGTAGCTGGTAACATATTCTTACAACGCCATGAATGAAGCTGACATTGAATTACCACCTAAGTTAGTACCAGTATTTGAAGGTCAAGCTAGGTATCGTATAGCTTATGGAGGTCGGGGTAGTGGGAAAACACGCTCTTTTGCTCTTATGACTGCGATCAAAGGTTATCAATGGGGTAACTCAGTACCACCAACTAAAGGACAAATACTTTGTGGTCGTGAGTTTATGAACTCGCTAAACGATTCTTCATTAGAGGAGATTAAGTCAGCTATATTGTCTGTGCCTTTTCTTGCTGATTACTATGAGATCGGAGAGAAGTACATTAGATCAAGAGATGGCAATATTACATATACATTCGCAGGACTTAGAAGATCACTAGAGTCAATTAAATCTAAAGCTAGAATACTGTTAGCATGGGTAGATGAAGCCGAGCAAGTGTCAGGTAAGGCGTGGAATCTGTTGCTGCCATCGGTCAGAGAAGTAGGTAGTGAGGTGTGGATTACGTACAACCCTGAGTCAAAGTACAGCGCAACACATGAACGCTTCAGAGATAACCCACCTAAAGATGCTAAGATCGTTCAACTGAACTACACAGATAACCCGTGGTTTCCTGACGTGCTAGAACAAACTAGACTAGAAGATAAAGAAAAACGACCTGATCAATATGAGCATATTTGGATGGGAGCGTTTCAAATTTTTCAGGAAGGAAGTTATTATAGTGCTGAAATGCGTAGAGCGAGAGATGAAGATCGCATAACAACAGTAAGATATGATCGTGGTAAAGGCGTTGTTGTTGCGTTTGATCTAGGAGTTGGAGATAGCACAGCAATGTGGTTTGCACAGTTTATAGGCACAGAAGTACACTTAATAGATTACTATGAAGCATCAGGTGTAGGCTTAGATCATTACGTAAAGGTACTACAAGACAAAGAATACATCTACGATCAATACATATTCCCACACGACATCAGAGTTAGAGAGCTTGGATCAGGTAAGTCAAGACTAGAAACATTAGAAGGTATGGGTATTCGTGCTGATAAAACAGAGATAGCACCTCAGTTATTAATTGAAGATGGCATACAAAAAGTTAGAGAGATGTTAGACAAGTGCTACTTTGATGAGCAAAAGTGTGAACGTGGCATAGATTGTTTGTTAAACTATAGCAAAAAATGGGATGACTCAGGAGCAACATGGAGGATGCGACCTGATCACAATTGGGCATCACATGGGGCAGATAGCTTTCGTTATCTTGCAGTAGGGTATCAACCTTACAATGAGGCATGGGATAAACCAATGCGAAGAAAGATTAAAGGAGTTGTATGAAAGGTTTATTGTCTGATGGATGGGATGGCTTTAAAGATTTTACTGGTGGCTTGTTTGAGGCAATAAGAACTGTTGATCCTGAATTACAAGCTCAAAGAGATCGTGAAGCACAAGAACTATATAGTGCAAGAGCTGATAGTCCATTTTTTCAAGCCTTTGGTTGGGGTGAAGGTAACAATGAAAGAACAGAAGATTTTTCTTTTGGTAACGTAGCTAAAGACATAGGTGAGTTATATCGTGGTGGTGCAACTGCTGTTACTAATCCAAAACAAACAAGTAATGCTGTAGCTGATCTAGCTTTTGGTGGTGTATTGACTTTAACACCAGTAGGAGATATGGGAGTTATGCAAGGTGTTGGTCAAGATCAACGTGCAATGGCAAAACAGTTTGGAGCGCATGTCAAACAAACGTATGGATCATTTGAAGGTTTTGTAGATTACGCTAAGAAAAATCCAGCTTCAGCTATGCTTGATCTTGTTGGGGTTGGCTTTGTAGCTAAGAAAGCAATAGACGTTGCAACTAATCCATTAGTACAACAAAGATTTATGGCTGAATTAGATGGCATGGTAAGCGCAGCCAATCAAACACCTTACATGGCAAACATAGTTTATCCTGATAGACAATTTGTTTCAGGTCAACCAGTTGGTTCAGGTAGTGGAAAAAGAAGTCCAACACAAGATGCAAGAGTAGAAGAATTAAAACAAATAGTAACGCAAGTAGAAAACTCAGACATAGTATCTCAAACACCTAAATCAGTACAAGGTATGGAAGGTGAGATCATAATGTTTACTATGGCTGATCGTGCTAGTGCTGATGGTACTTTAAAAAAGATAATAACTTCAAATGATCAGTATGATATTGATGTAGGTCAATACGGAGGTGTATTGTTTGGTCAAATGCTAGAAGCGATTAAAAGAGGTGATGCTTGGGCATCAGATCGTATACCTCTAACATCTATTGAAGAAAGAATTAGAGAGATTAATCAACTTCATGACGTTACGCCACAAATGTCACAATTCTTGTTAAAGCCTACAGGTATTGGGTTTTCTCATCAGATAGCACAAACTATGTTGTCAGCTCTTAAACCTAAATTAAATGCTAAAGAAAGAAAAATATTAGATAAAAAATTAAAACACGTTGCACCAAATTGGCCAGGTATTGATACTGATCTTGAAACTGCAATGAGAGCTATCAATGGAGCAGAAGGTCAAAGAATATCATTTATTTTAGCTAGTAGGGCAGATAAAGATATTACACATGAAATATTTGAAAATTACAAAGGTAATGATTTAACTGGTTATGGAAACCAAGTGCCATCATTTGCTGAAGCAATGGTTGCAAATACACAGCCACAACTACTTGGTGCTAGGCATGGTACGACACCTATGATTACTACATTAGATAAAAACCCTAACACAAGACTCAGCGATGTTGATCCATCAAGTGTAAACTCAGAAGGTATTGGTATATTGCATCCATCTTACAACACTACTTTAAGAAGCGATGGTGAGCCAACTAGACCAATGAAAGAAGATTTAAGTATCTTTGATTTTATGGAAGCTAGAGAAGCAACAAATGGAATAGGATTTACTGGTAGAGATTTTGTAACACCTCAAAAAATTGATCCTGATAACGTCACGAATGCTCAATATTATGCGACACTAAGAAATGCTCCTCCGTATGTACAGATAACAGATAAAGTTATTAGGCACTTAGAAGATAAAGGTAAACTAGAACGCAAAGGACTACTCTCAGGACTGTAATGTTATTAACAGAAGCACAACAAGTCAAAGACGAAAAGAAAGAAGCTAAAGG